CAAACAATGCAAAAAAGAATTTTATGCTACGCAGTAGCGTGTCTCTTAAGCGTTAGTCTTTTTAGTCAAGTAACCACTACAGTTACATCCAACAATCAACTTTGGGATTTACGGTTAGATAACGCCATTAATATGTCAGCCAGTGATGACGGCACATCTCAAGTGTTTAACTTTGGCTTTGACTTTAATTTTTTTGGAGAAACTTTTAACCAAGGTTACATGGCTAGTAATGGTTGTCTAATTTTAGGCTCGTTATCAACAGCTGATACATGGGAAAAAAACTGCACGCAATACAACCCTAGCCCATCCCCTAACACTAACTATACGATGTATCCTTTTTGGACCGATCTTATTATGGGTGAGAACTCTTCGATGTTAGCCAAAAGTTTTGATGATAAAATTATCTTTGGTTGGTATGAAATGTGGGAGTATTACAGAGATTCTAAAAATACTTTTGAGCTTTGGTTGTACCCCAATAACACTTATGAAGCTATCTATGGACAATTAGATATTCAAGATCACGATGTTTTTATAGGTATACAGGGTAACGAAAAAGAACTAGAAACTTATTACTTTCACGATGAATGTAATACAGGAATTATTAACTCAACAACCTGTGTTAATCAAGATTGGAACGATATAAGCGAAAATCAAACCCTAGAAAATGGTGGATCTATTTTTGTAGGAGAGGTGGTTGATTGTAGCAATCCCTTAAATGATACCAGCTGCCCAGGTTACGCTGATGCTTATCAAACTCAACAATGTAATATAGATCAACTTTATTCTGAATCCTGTCCTTATTATTGGGATGCATATGATGATTTACAATGCAATCTAGATCCTCAATACGGGCCTTTTTGTCAAGGCTATAGCCAAGAAGAGTCTGTCGCTTTCTTCCAAGAGGATGAGTTTGATTATGGTTATGAGGAAGAAGAACAGTTTGGCTATCAAGAAGAACCTGTGTTTGATAATTTTGTTTATGAGTTTGAGGAACAAAACTTTGAAGAACAAGAGCCTGTATTTGAAGAAGAAATAATTTTTGAGCAAATGTTTCCTAACGAAGAATACAGAGATTCATTTGAAGTTGGGCAAGACTTTCCTATGCAGGAAGAAGAAACATTTTTACCTGTTGAAGATTTAATGATTGAAGAGTTTATTTTTCAAGAAACCTTTCTTGTTGAAGATTACAGAGAACCTGAAACATTTATTGAGCTTGAAACTATAGAGCAGTTGGAAGAATGGTTTGAGGAAGAAACTAGAAGAGAGGAGGAGATTGCAATATCAGAAGACCCAGAAGAAGAGTTTATAGAAGAAATTTTTGAAGAAGAGGTTGTCGAAGAAGTTTTTGAAGCAATAGAAGAAAGGCTGGCTGAAGCTGAAATAGAAGAAGAAAGAATAGAGAGAGAAGAAATTATAGAAGAAGATGTATTTGAAGAAGAGTTTCAAGTTGCTGAAAGAGAAAATACAAAAGGTGAAAGCTCAATTAGTAAAGAAGTAGCTCTTAGAGTGGTTGCATCTACAATAAAAACCGCAAATCAAAGTGTTAGTGGTACTGACGCTGGTAATTCTATACACGCTACTGGAAATACTGCTGCTGCTGGAAATGCTGTAAGTAACTCATCTAACGCTGGTATTAGCACCAGCAGTTCGCCTAGCATGTCAGATCAATTTGCATCATCTACAGCTCAAACCAATCAAGTTTTGGATATGAGCAGCATGTCTGTAGCAGATACTTCTTTTAGCTCAACAACTGTAGAGACAGAAACAGTAACAACTGAAGTAACAGTTGCGAATGTAACAACAGAAACAACGCAAGATCAGATGGATACGTCTATTGCATCTGTTGATGCTGATTCAGAAACTACCGTTAAAAATATTATTGCTCAAAACTTACAAACAGCTCAAGAACAAATTGCGGCCAAACAAGAAGAAACTGGGGAGTATGGCTCAGAGAACGCTATTATAGCGGTTATGGGCTTTTTGCCAGGATTTAATAATTACAGAACCGTATACATACCTGAAAAAGAATTTTGGTATGAGTCAAAAAACATTTATACTAATAGCAACCTTTCAGATAATACTGCGGCTTTTTATGAGCTAGCAGGACAAAGTATAGAAACTTTGACTGAATTAAAAAAATTACAGCCAGCATTATAGGAGACTGAAATGAATTGGTTTGAAAACAAAACAACGCAACTTATAGCGCTTGTTGGTATTGTTACAACACTCGCTGGCTTTGGCTATCAAGGCGCTCAGTATGTTAATAGATTAGATAACTTAGAAGCTCAAATAGGCGGTATAGGTGATACCGAACAAAAACAAAATGTTATTGAAGAAAGATTTGCAGGTATAGAAAAGTCTGTACAGTATTTAGAAAAACAAATAGACGGCATTTCTGTTCCAGATGTAACTGAAATAAAAACAGATATAGCTACTATTAAAGCTGACATTCAATCTTTAAACAAAGAAGTGGATAAGATAGAAGCAAAAATAAATGATAAAAATCCATTAGCGGGGTAATTATGAAATTTGGTTTAATTAAAAATGTAGTAGGAGCGCTTGCTCCAACATTAGGATCCGCATTAGGTGGTCCGTTAGGTGGTCAAGCAGCATCTGTTATTGCTGGTGTGCTTGGCTGTCAAGCAGATTCCAAATCTATTAACAAAGCCATTCAAGCAGCTACTCCAGAACAAATGCTAGAACTTAAAAAAGCTGAACAACAGTTTGAAGTTCAAATGAAAGAGCTAGATGTAGATATATTTAGGTTAGAAACAGTAGAAAAACAAGATGCTAGAAAAAACTTTAGCAAAGATTGGACTGCTAGAATTATGGGTATTGCTGTTGTTGGTGGATTTATGGGTTATATATTTTTAGTAACTTTACAACCACCCGAACAAAATTCTGAAGCTTTAATTAATTTAGTGTTAGGATATTTAGGTGGGTTGGCGTCAGCAGTTATATCGTTTTACTTTGGAGCATCCAATACGGGTGATAAAAAAGATGGCGAGTAGAAATACAGTTCAATCTGTTGCATCAGACTTAAAATCGCATGAAGCAAAATGTGAAGAGAGATGGAAGACTATATTCAAAGAAACAGCAGAGATAAAACAAGAGATGAACGATTTAAACAAAACTTTAAGAATAGCAATGTTTGGAACTTTTGGTTTTATAGGAACTTTGCTTATCGCTTTTATAACAATTATATTCGGAAACTAATGCACACTTCAGACGAAGGTTTTGAACTTATAAAAAAATTTGAAGGTTGTGAGCTTGAAGCTTATCAATGTGCTGCGGGAGTTTGGACAATAGGATACGGATATACCAAAGATGTTAAAGAGGGTGATGTTTGGTCTGAAGAAAAAGCAGACTTTATGTTATGGCGTGAACTTGATGACGAGTACGAACACTATATAAACTCTCTTGTTACAGCGCCAATAAATCAATGTCAGTTTGATGCTTTAGTTTCTTGGGTATACAACCTAGGTCCAGCTAATTTAAAAGTATCTACTTTATTAAAAAAATTAAATGCAGGAGAGTACAATGAAGTTCCTGCACAAATAAAAAGATGGAACAAAGCAACTGTTAACGGTGAGCGCAAAGTATTGCCTGGCCTTACAAGAAGAAGAGAAGCAGAAGCTTTAATGTTTGAAGGAAAAGACTGGCAACACATATAACGGAGGCTAGATGTCTGAGTCCTCTGCTAGAATATCATTAGCAGGTGAATATTTAGCAGCATCATACTTGTTGCGATATTGCGACTCTGTAATTTTAGCTCCACCAGGTCATAGATCAGATCTTATTCTTGACCACGATAACCATCTTTACAGGGTTCAAGTAAAGACTACCAATACTGTATATATAAGAAGAAACAAAGATTTTTATCGTTGGGAATTACGCACAAGCAAGAGAACTGTTGATAACATTCGCCAAAATAAAGTGGTAAGATATGGAAATGGTCAAATCGACATGTTTTGTTTTGTTGCTTTGCCAATTAATAAAGTGTTTTTTGATGCGTATAATGGTACAAAAAATTTAACTGAAGTATCTAAAAGCATTAAAACTTTAGATAAAATAGATTCAAAGGATTCTTTGCTTCAAGCTTTGTTAAAGATAAACAAAACACCAGAGCTAAGTCCTTTAGGTAAAACAGATTAATAAAAAATGGCGTTACAAAAAACTTTATTTAAACCAGGTATCAACAGAGAAGGAACTGACTATAGTAATGAAGGGGGTTGGTTTGACTCTAACTTGGTTAGATTTAGACAAGGCCTTCCTGAAAAATTTGGGGGCTGGTCAAAATTAAGCAATAGCACTTTTTTAGGCACATGCAGAGCCTTGCATCCTTGGGTTGCGTTGGAGGGAACTAAATATTTAGGACTTGGAACCACTTGGAAATATTATATAGAAGAAGGTTCTAACTTTAATGATGTTACACCTATACGATTAACTACTTCGGCTGGAGATGTAACTTTTTCAGCTGTTGATGGCGATGCTACAATTACTGTTTCTGATACAGATCATGGCGCTGTAATCAATGATTTTGTAACATTTTCAGGAGCTGTTTCTCTTGGCGGCAATATTACTGATGCTGTTCTTAATCAAGAATATCAAATAGCAACAATAATAAATGACGACTCTTATACTATTGAAGCTAAAGATACCAACGGAGATACTGTAACGGCTAATGCAAGTGATACTGGTAACGGTGGAAGCTCTACAGTTGGAACTTATCAAATAAATGTTGGTCTTGATGTTTATATCCCTGGTACTGGTTGGGGTTTAAATGGATGGGGCGAGGGAAGTTTTGGATCTGTTACCGCTTTATCAGTTACTAATCAATTAAGACTTTGGACTCATGATAACTTTGGCGAAAATTTAATAATAAATGTCAGAGGTGGTGGTATTTATCAATGGACTGAAAACAATGGCCTTGCAACAAGAGCAGTGGATTTATCTGGTATATCAGGAGCAAATTTAGTTCCTACAGTAGGACTTCAAGTTATAACCTCTGAAAAAGACAGACATCTAATTGTTTTAGGCGCTGACCCAATTAACGATGCTGGTACAGCAAGAACTGGTGCCGTAGATCCCATGTTAATTGCTTTTTCCGATCAAGAAAACAATTTACAGTTTGAGCCCTTGATTACAAATACTGCTGGATCTTTAAGATTGTCTTCTGGCTCTTCAATTATTGGAGCTGTTAAATCTAGACAAGAGGTATTGGTTTGGACTGATACTGCTTTATACAGCATGCAGTTTGTTGGACCGCCGTTTACATTTGCTGTTAATTTAATTAATGAAGGAACTGGTCTTGTTGGCCCTAAAGCAGCCGTAACAGCGCCTTCATCTGTTTTCTGGATGGGCTACAACAACTTTT